GCTGCCACAGCAGTTTTAAGCCTGTTAACCTCTTCCCTGACCTCTTTAATACCTTTCTTATAGATAGCTGAAGAGATGAGATTTTCTTTAAAGGCTTTATTTAAAAGCTTTTCTTGAGCCACTAGCTTATTAAGGGACTTGGTGGCCTGAACAACAGGAGTATCATTGGATTGAAAACCAATAATATATTTTAAGTCTGCGCCTCTTTCTGCCATTATGTACCCATATAAATTACGTCTAGCCTCTTGATTGCTTCTACTTCCCAAGCTGTCAAAGGTGTGTCAGTAACTTCCTTCCATGCCTTAATTTGTTCGTAAGTTATCGGGTTAGAGCCTGATAGACCAGCAGTCCTACTGTTGCTTAAAGTAATAAAGGCAGACCAGATGTGAGACAACAACATAGGAAATTCGGGGCCATCCAGTGCTTGTGGTCTTTGTCCAGTCTGCCTCTCAACTTGTTCTAGGTGTTCACGTTCTGAAACGCCATTCTTATCGGATTGGTTGAGTTTAAAAGTGTATTCAGCGAACTCCTCCAATTCCTCTATCAGGCTTTGGTAAAATCCAGAGCGTCTGTTACTGCCTCCTCAATCTGATCTTTGATCCAGAATACCTCAGAGTAAACCTCTTTTGCTTTAGCTTCAGAGAACTTAGGCATCTGACCATCATAAGTGATCTTCCAACCTTTAGTAGTCCTAACTAAAATATTAAGATTAGCTTCTTCTAAGTCTTCTGCTGTAACTTCCACCTTCTTTTTGCTTTGAGCTTGTTTAAGTCTTTTGTTTGTTTGCTCATGTAAAGCAGTTTTGTAAGCCTTAGAGTGTGGAGCGTGAACAGTAATAACCATTGGGCTTCCATCTTCATTCTCTAAGAGTGCAAAAGAAGAGGGGTGTAAAAGTTTTACTTCTACGGTATCAGTAGTGGGAGTTAAGTTCTTTAAGTCCATGTCGAGTTTCCTTTTGTCAGGGTAGTCGGGTAAGATTAAAGGGGAAGACCGAGACCCGACACTCAAGCCTTCCCCACCCTAGCTAGGGATTCTATGGTGCTCTTGTGATCGTCAAGCTAGTTGTGTCTGTAGAGTCATAGAGAGCTACAAACGACATATTGACTACACGGCTAGTAGGTCCATCTACACCTACGTCAGCACTATTGATTTTGACCCGTGGGAAATTGAAGGTCAGAGTATTAGGAGTTGAGGCATTATCGCCCACAACAACTTGTAGCTCAGTTTCAGTTTCGTTGATGAAGCGGTTAATCATTGCTGCATCTTCAAAGTAGACTGACATATTACCTTCGATTTCTGCACGTCCTACTTCTAGTTGTGGAGCAGAGTCACTACCAACAACAAAGGTAGGTGCAAAAGAGTTATTGATGGTGAAGTCTACAGCAGTAACAATAGTAGACGCTGAAGGTGAGCCACCAGTATCTCCTACAGAAACGCTACCAGAGTATGCATCATAAGGTGACGCACCAGAGTTAGCAGTCTGAGTTTTCTGTGTTTGACCAATGGTCATGTCTTTTCCTACCATACCAAAAGTAGTAGTTACCATTTGGTTAGGAGCAATAGATAGCCCCAGAGTAGAAACAGTCATACCTGTGAAAAGACGAGCCTGATCAATGTCTGCTGCATAATCTTCAACAGAGAAGTACTTAGGTGTTGTACCAACTTTAAGGGTGTTAGTAGCCCAAGTATTGAGCATAGCTGATTCCAAGAAGGCATCAAAGTCACCATCTCTTAGGTCAGCTACAATGTCACCACCAGTTTGTTTATTTCCGTGACGGTCATGCCGAGGCATACGGTCAGCTTGTATATCCGTACCTGACACACGATCCTTAGTAAGGTTCATGCCGTGTGTAGTGAACGGAAGATTAATAAAGTTTCCAGAAGGAGTCGTACCAAACGTGCTTTCCACGATATACGACAGACTGGAGCGAGAACCCTGTGCAAAGGCCATGTTATATTCTCCTAGTTATTTGTAAGTGTACCATCCGATATCAATCGGAATAAAGTACCAAGGACTGTCCAAGAACCCTTGCTGTCTCTCAGCGTAATCTATGGACACATTGATTGTTGTTCCCCCACTTGGTGTGTAAGGAATGTCGGTAGTTGCTTCAAAAGCTTCTATAATAGTGTTAGCAAAAGCATCAGCAGTAGCAGGACCATTCCCTTCTGGGGCATAAACTGTGACAGAGAAGATACCTTGATATCTTTGCTGTGGGTTTAAGCCTCTTACAGAAGGTCTGCGAGAAGTCGGGATATAGGATGTTTGAAGGTAGCTTGTACCTGTCGTTGGTTCAAAAGGCACATTCTCATAGGCAATAGATGTGGGCAGGTTGGAGGTAGCAGCTAGTTTACCTTCAAGTGCAGCACGGATGTCGTTGTGTATACTAGCCATATTCTCTTCTTACCCTTGCAAAAACCTTATACTTGTTTTCTACATCTTGTGCATGAGGGGAGCCATTTCTTAACTGTACAGATTGTTTGTTTACTAAGTCTGGCAGCTTATTTACATCATTGTATAGATTAGCTCTGGCTTCATCAGCTTTCTGCTGTTTATTTTGTTTCCTAGGTCTGCCCTTAGAGCTTTTACCTCTAGGCCTACCCCTGCCCGTGTTTAATGAGAAAGAGGTGATATAAGCCCCAGTGTCTACTGTGGGTGTAGACCAAAGCGCTACATCATCAACTAAACCCATAAGCACTAACTTAACATCGTCTTCAACAACTTCATCTACAAACTTATCTAGCTTTTGCTGAATAGAGACCGTTTGTTTTTTAGATATCATTCTCTCACATCACACAAGTAACAAATCTTAGTGCCAGCAGAAAAGATGGTCACAACAGAAACAATGTTAACAGTATCTCCACTACCTAGTATTTGATCTTCATCATCTGGCTCTACAGTAAGACCTAGGGCAGGTATGACACACTTACGTGTACCCCTTCTGATGTTATCCACATTCTGTATAATACCAGCATCATAATTATAGAAGTAGCCAGTAAAGTTATAGTCTGTTGTAGACGACCCAGAAATAGACCCTGTAGTGGTATCATATGTCCCTGCAGAAGTCACCTTACGCAAAGTAAGAGACTCACCAAAGTCATCTACCATCTTGAGGAGATTGTACCCTCTAGAAAACATTAACTACTCCTAGTCGTAATTAGTGCTGTTGTAGCTAGGGGGGTTTTTAAACCTATCCCTACGGAAAGAAGGTGTAATGCGATCTGTATCTTGCCTTACATTTTCTACAGTTGCCTTACTTATACCGCCAGCTTTTATTCCTACAACTCCACCAGACTTCTTACCTTGATGCTCTAAGGTCTCAGCTAGGGATGTGTAATGGTTTAATAGGTCACTGTAATGTGCACTGAGTGCTCCACTAAGTTCCTGAGTGACTCTTCGTGCATACTGAGCCGCTATAGTTCTGGCAGACCACCCTGCAGCATAATAAACATTGTTGTTAGTTTGAACTAGGGCAAAGATAACTTCCTCATTAGAAGTCTGCTGATCATTTACATCAGTGTCTCCTACTAATAGCCGTACTGCGTTTAAACGAGCCGAAGCTGTTTCAGTACCTAAGTCCGTTTCATCGTATGACCAAGCCATGTTTATTAGTTCTCCATGTGACCGTAGTTTCTTCGCCAGCTACGTATAAGACCACGTTGCTTATCTAACACCTTAGACTTCTTACACTTCATCTTATCAAAGGATGCTTTAGAGTTAGTCTTGGCTTCAACTTTTTTATTTATCGAGTCTACTAAATCGTGTAGTCCTGTTACATCAAGTGCTTCCAAGCCATCCCCTACCTTAGCTTTTACCTCTAGGTCGGAACTATGATGAAGAAAACCAAGAGAGTATAAATCTAGGACTGCTCTCTCTTCTACACCAATTTCTTTCCACTTGTATTCATCTCTTGGCCTCCAAACTCTGCCAGCAGATGTAAACTCAACCCTTACAAAAACAGGTCTATCAAACTGTAAGGGTATCTTTTGTTGGTGAAAGTTTATTCGGGACATTCAACTCTCCTCGGGCAAGGTTAGCAGGGGGCCACTACAGCCCCCCACAGTAGAAATTAAGCTACAGCAGTGGCGAAGAACGCACCCAAGTCAGCACCTACAACTTTCATGTCGTAAGCCATCTTAACTTGAATATGTTCAGCAACTTGCTGACGCTTAAGGGCATCATCTGAGAACGATTCTACAGAGATACCCAAGTTATTTGCACCCGGAATGTTATTCCAAGCGAATGTCAAGCCTGCTGCTGGAGACATAAGTCCAGCGTTTGATGGTGTGTGTACCAACAAGACAGACTTACCACCGATAAAGGAGTTGCTCTCGGCAATACCCTCGGCAGAGTCGTTTTTGACTGCTTCCATTGTGTAGAAGTTCTCTACCTCAAAGATTTCAGCAATCTTAGCATCGGTGATCAATGCTGTGTTTGAGACAGTTGCACCACCGTTAAGACGTGCAAGGATGTCTGGGTGGTTGATAAGAGTATCACGTACTTCTTTACCAACAACCATAGTGTTAGGCTTGAACCCACCAGACTTGAGCTGCATCGCACGGCGAACATCAGTCACGTTTTTGATAGGCGTAGCGTTAGTGTAGTCATTCCACTGAATGAACTGAGCACCACTTGGGCCAGATGCAACACCAGTGTACTCTGTGCTCCATACAGAAGAAGCAAAGAATGTAGAAGCAAAACGCTCCTCACGGTCGATCATAAGACGCATAGCAAGTGTTGCAGCACCATTAGAACGAGTTTCCAGAGCCGCATCTTCGTTAGCAATAGTTTGCTGATCGAAGTCCATACCTAGTCCGTAGACATCAGCATAGTAAGAGCTGTTAGAAACTGACAGACCGATGCGATTTACTTCGGTACGTGGAGCCAATTTCTTAACATCACCAGTGCGGTTCATGTTTGCACGGTCATAGATGTAGTATTTATCTGATTGACGATCTACGCCAACGATAGGGAAAATCTTGTCAGCGACAAAGTTTTCTTGTGATTGTGCATAGGCCAGTGTGAGGTTAGTCAACGGCTGGTCAATATGCACTTGGGATGGTGTCAACAAGGGCATTAGTTATTCCTCTCTATTAAACTGCGTTACCGCCTTGGATCAACTCTACAGCCATTGTCTGTCCAGAGACAGCAGCTTCTGTAGCGTAACCCATGACGATATTGCCAGATGCGGCAGTTACAGCTAGGCCAGCAGCATTAGTTGCAACTGAAGCTCCTGCAGCAATAGTACCACCAGATTTGACTAAGGTTTTACCTGACATGACTACAGTAGCAGCATTGCCAGAAGTGGGATCGTTCAAAAGAACACCAACGCAATTCTCACCAGCACTATCTGCCAGATCAATTTGACCATCGGATTCAAGAGTAACGAACTTGAATTGTGCGGCTGACAAATCTTCGCCAGCTACATATGTCCGTGTATCACGGGACTGCATTACAGCCATAGTTATTCTCCTTTATAGGATTTGTTAATAAGAGCTTTACCTTCTTCGGTTTTAGCTACAGCAGCATAAGCTACGGCATACTGGCTCTTCTTTAGTTTGTTTTCATCCATGTAGGATTTGACAAGAGTTTCAAGTTTGTCTGAGGCAGTTGCAAACTCACCGTCAGCATCAGACTTGCCTACCTCTTCCATAGATTCCGCAAAGACTTTATCTGCAGCCTTCAAGGTTTCCATGACAGCTTCTACTTCAGCAAACTCACCAACCAAAGATTTGGCTACGTCGATGTTGAAGTGTGGCAGTGCTTCTTTTGCTTTCTCGGTCAACTCGGCATCAGCCTTAGCAACCTCTGCTGCTTCCAAGGCCTTCAAGATAGGCGCAGGGATATCAGCTTTGTTGATTTGTTCTCCTTCATACTCTACGTACTCAGGCTCAACTTTCTTTTCAATCACGTCAGATTTAATGACGTAACCAGCTTCAATAAGGCTCTTACGAAGACGCTCATTCTCTGCTTTAAGTGTATCAAGCTCTTCAGCAACTGCTTCATCAGCCTTCTTCATGTCTCTCTGATACATTTTCATAGCTTCTTCTTCAGACATACCTTTATCCATGTATGGCTTTAGTTTGGCTTTCATGTCATCAGACATTTTTTCTATTTCATGTTCCATAGGTTCTCCATTGGAATTGTCACGCTTATATAAGGAGACCATTGCCTGTGCATTTGCTGGACGATCCACCAAAGACAATTCCTCCAGTTCAAGCTGTTTTAAAAGGTTAGGCACTGTAGTCCTCCTTGATTGCACGACCCCCAATAGAGAAGGCCGCAAGTTCTCCAGATTTGACCTTAGTCCAGACCTCTTCGTCATAGACTTTGAAAGCCACAATCCAGCCTTCACGATCACTCTGTATGCCAAGGGATTCACCGATCTCTTTAGTGATGGGCATAGAATGGATAACTGCTCCAATCTGATCCCCTGTATGCATTTCTTTACCGACACGAATGTGTTCCATGAAGTTATTCACAGCTTTAACAAGTGTGTCAGGTTCTATGATGTCACCTTGGCGATCTACTACTGGTTCGCCCTTCTCAGTGACAACTGAGGCCCATCCGTAGACTAGACGTTGTTCTTCGTCTGCCTTAAGGATTTGGCCTTCAATATTCTTGGTTAATTGGGACACGGATGTACCTCCTTCCCACATTCGACAAGACCAGTATCTAGCAGAAGTCTTATCTGTTGCTGTGTCGCAAGAATGGCGAGAGCGAAAGTTAGCTCTGGCTTTAGGATCATCCCTGCGGATTTCCATGTTTGGGTCTCCGAAAGTAACTTTCTTAGTCTTGTCACCGTCTTTGACATAAACACCAAATTTCTTACTTGACCCTGCTGGGAGTCTAAAAGGCTTGTTCAAGGGTTTATCAGCCTTGTCTACGTAGTAGCCATCATCGGGCATCACACAACGTCCTTCTTAATTACAACATTTATAGGAACAGTATTAGGAAAGGTCTCCCGCTTACCGTCAGCCTTAATCACCTCAAACTCAGCGAAGAAAGTACCAGAAGTATCTGTGTCTCCAGTCGCCCACTCGTAAGTGACTATGCCATTACTGGCGCTGTCTATGGTTGTTACTGGCTGGTTTACTTTTATTTCTGAAACAGAGTTAGCCATCTTAAAAGTAACAGTACAACCAGTAAGGTCTTGAGCAGCCCCAGAAGCAGACTTCAGGGTTGCCTGAAAGACTGGAGAGGTGTCATTCTGTTTGATAAAAAAGTCTGCCATATTATTCCACGCTGTTTGCTGTTAGTGGTACTACTACACTGTTCTGGCTTAGGCTCACCGTGACAGAAGTAAACTCCCCTCTTCTCCCCTTAAAGACAAACCTTGTGGTAGCGCCATCGTAGTTCTGACATACAAGCTCAGGGATAATGAAGTCATGGGCTTGGTTTAGTTGAGCGTCACCTACTGTGGGTGTGCCAGTAGTTATTGAGGGGAAGAACTCACTACCAATATCAGGTACTGTGGGGAGACCTGTGGTGATGCCTAGTGGTACTTGACCCTCAGAAACATCGCTATTGCCTACTACAGGAGCTGCTGTGGTAATACCTGTTACAGCTATGTCATGTACTTGGCTTAGGGCTGTAAGAGAGACTTCTGCAGGAGCAGTAACTAACTCGCTTGTCTCTAGAAGGTAGTTCTCAGTAAGAGTTGTGTTGTCTAGGCTTGGTGTACCTGTGACCAACTCAGGTACAAATAACTCTTCATTTTCTGCTGCACTTGTATCTCCAACGGTAGGAGCACCAGTAGAAATAGAGGTTGCACCTAAAGCATGATCTTGAGTTAAGTCTATAGTATCAAGATCAGGGGCAGCAGTAGTAATGCCTGTGGCACTTAAGTCTTGGACTTGGGTTAGCCCTGCTGTGCCTACACTTGGAGCACCTGTGACTATGCTGTCAGCCCCTAATTGACCAGCAAGAGTTATAGGCGTGTCGTCTACATCAGGAGCGCCTGTGGCTAGTTCTGCTGTAGTTAGGGAGTGTACTTGTGTTAAGGTTGCTTGTGCTAAGTCAGGTGCACCAGAAGCAAAGATAGTAGGAGTAAGGTCTTGCGCTTGAGTTAGGGCCGCAGTGGAAACAGAGGGCGCTAGAGTGACTAACTCAGGAGCAGTAAGGGTATGTTCTTGTGTTACCCCTGCAGTGGAAATAGAGGGTGCTAGGGTAACTAATTCAGGAGCGTCTAAAGTATGTTCTTGAGTAAGAAGACTATCACCAATAGTGGGAGTACCAGTAGCAGTAGTGACAGGTGTTAGTAATGTATATTCGTCAAGGGTGACATCTGAAGTGAGATACGGATCAGAACCATTTAGTCCAGTTATAAAGGACTTACTTACATCACTAGCGGAAGAATTATCATATTGTGAGTAATGACATAGTAGCCATCTGTCTAATCTGTCTTTATTAGTAAAACGATAGCTACTATTATTATTAGGAAAATTAGGTATATTATAAGTAGCGTAAGTGGTAGTTCCAGCTAGGTTCTTAAGCTGCCACTGGTCATTATTACTTGTACCAGTAGTATTCGTAAACTGAGCATCTCCATCAGAGAGCCAACCAAACTTAGCTTTACCTGCTGCCACTATTGCGGCTTCTACATCAGATATAGATTGTTGGTTACTGGGAGAGCTACCACTATAGTTTTGAATAGCGGAGATAGAGCCAGAACCACTATAGTTAAGGGTTATCTCGTATTCTGTATAATAGTTATAACCGCTTTGTACGTAGTTACCATAAGACCTAAAGGTTGTTGAGGTAGTCCCTACGGAAATAGTTCCAGTCTTAACTTTTTGCCAAGGCCTATGGGCATACTTATTTTGTACACTCTCAATAGTCTTGGTATAATTAGAAGGGCTATTAAATACGCTAGTTCTAGCAACAGAATAGACTTTCTGTTCATCGGCTAGGTCGGGGGCTGCTGTAGTAATTCCAGCAGGAGTTAGTGAGTAGGAATCAAGGGTTAGAGTTGTGTCACCAACAGTGGGAGGGGCACAAGCTATGTTAAGTGCAGAGAGACTTTGTGCACAAGACAGATCACCATCATCAACCTGTGGAGCTGCTGTAGTGATCCCTGTTATCGCAATTACTTGGTTCTGAGTTATGTCTGAGGTTTCTAGATCAGGAGCTACTGTGACAAGCTCTGAAGCGCCTAAGACTTGAACCTGAGTAAGACTTGAGTCACCTACTGTAGTGGCGGCTGTAGTAATACCTGTAGCAGTCAGGGAGAAATTAAGAGTTAGTGCACTTGAGCCTACACTAGGGGCTGCTGTAGTAATACCTGTAGCAGTAAGAGATACTGGTCCTACTACGGCTCCATCATCACCTAATGGGCCAGATGCTAATGGATTAAAACCTAGCATTGTTAGCCTTCTAGTGGTGCGGTTGGTGGGGTGAAGGTTGCGGTATATTTACATTCGTTAGCGATCCTCAAATCCTGAATGTAGCCAGTATAGTTATAGATATAGTTATTGTTGGGAGAAGACCCGATAACAATTCCAGAAGGATTTTTTAAAGTTAGGCTATTAGAAAACGTTGTGCTTTGGACTGTTCCATTTATAAAATAACGAACAGTGTTACTTGTTCTTGTGACTGCTAAATGTACCCACTGATTAGTTGGTAGGGTTGTACTATTGGCTGTGGTTGTACCACCATCTATTATTAGTTGAGGGTAATTGCCACCACCAACATAAAGGGACCAATAACCACTACCGCTCCAACTCTGAATATTATCTATAGATGAAACAATACCTCTATTTCCTGTCGTAGTAGAATAGACCCAACACTCGATAGTAAAATCATCACCTAAATCTGGGACTCCCGTAGCTGTGGCACGATCTCCAGACCCATCAAAGTACATTGATTTTGAGCCAGCAAATTTAACTTGCGCTGTTGAACATTTAGTATCCCCCACAAGCTCTAAATTAGCAGAGCCAGACTTGTCGATAATTGCAGCGTCTGTGCCTTTTATATGTAACACTGAGTTAGTAGATGCCAAAGGCGCAGTTGGTGGCGTAAAATCTGCTGTATAAAGGTCTGACTTAGTAATTCTGACATCAGATAAATACCCTTTGGCATTTAAAGAAGTGACGTTATTGTGTCTTCCGATATACGGCTGTTGTCCCTGATAATTTACATTGTCACCAGTAAAAGTGGAGCCAGCTTGTTTTCCGTTAAGGAACAGTTTTGTGTTAGTACCTGACCTACACACCGCCCAGTGATACCATTGATTTTCTTTTACTGTTCCACTGGTAATCTGTTGACTATAAGCTCCATAACCATATTTAAAAACACTATTTTCAATATATAAAAAAGAATGGTATGACCCAGAATTAGGAGGGATTCTATAGTCGAAAAGATAAGAAGAATTAGTAGCGCCATCTAGCTTGTGGTATACCCACCCTTCTATCGTAAAATTACCAGTTCCCAGTTCAAGGCTACTGCTTGCTGATGATAGTCGAGTCCCAGTGTTAACAGGAAAATATATAGACCCACCGTGATCTGCTGCATCGTATTCTATGTAGTCGTAAGGCGAGAAGGGTTTTGTACTAACGTCGCCATTGACGGTAAGTTCCCAACCATTAGTTGACCCGTCAGTAATGTATGGCAAATGACAAGTCAGTAAATTAGTGTTTGTTATTGCTGTAAGCGGCTCAGTTGGAACAGTAATAGTGTCGGCCTCATAGACGGAAGACCCTATAACAATCCTCAAATCCTGAATGTAGCCATCAAACTCGTCCGAGCTTCCCCTATTTCGTCCTATTTCAAAGGGGCCAGCATCATTGTAATTTTCTGTATTAGTAACTTGATCTTCTTTAGTGCCGTTCACGTAAAGACGAAGATTGTTACTACTGTCGCGGCTGACAGCAACATGATACCATTCATTTAAATTCAAAGTTGTTGTGCTTGTAGCCACAGCCCCACTGTGAGTTTCCCACCGTACTCTGTCGGAATTTTCACCCACTTCAAACTGATACGATCCCGCACTTGAACCTAAGCTACAGATGGAATCAAAGCTTGAGTTACTACGCTTATATACCCACGCTTCAATGCAAAATGGGCCTGAGCCTACTTCACCTATCCCAGTACCTTGTGTATTTTCAAGATAGTCACCGGAACCATCAAAAAGGACGCTATATCCACCAGAACGATAAGGTGAGAAAGTACCTGCTACTGGACTGCCTGTGTTAGTAAAAGTGTGGCTACCAGAGGAACTATCAGTGAGCGAAGAGTTAGTACCGTTATTAGCCCCAACTGCTTGAGCAAGCATTGTAGTGTATTTAGAGTCAGCAATCGTCGTAATAAAGTTTAAGGTATAGTCCTTGTCAGCATTTATTGTAGCATTGATCCCATCGGTCACACTAAATCTTAGACTAAAGTTATGTGTACCTGTGGTGGCTACGGGATCAAGCGTAAACACGTTAGAATTAGCACCTGTGCCTTGGGTTATGGTAGCCACATTAACACTAGATACAACAATATTACTACCCGACAAAGTAGCAGGGCTTATTGGAGCAGCAGACCAAGTAACAGATAAGCCTTCTGGGTCTGTCGCTGCGCCTGTGGCTAAAGTATCTGTGCCATCTAGAGCAAGTAAATAAGGGTCACCTGCTGTACCTCCGCCTGACATAGTGACTGTAACAGAATGGAGTTGGTTATTAGTAACCTGTGCAATCTTGTACCAACCTGCGGTCTTACGGATGTAGACATTATCGTTGGAAAGCACAAAGGCCATATCACCTTGAGCAGCAGAAAGAGCCTCTAGAGCAGTGATATCAGCTACTGTAGTTGTTCCTGCGGCAACTGTATCAAAGACTACCCCACCAGAACCAGTGCTTTTAAGATACTGACCCGAAGAGCCATCATCTAAGACGTTAGCGAGTTTACTGAGGTTTGTGTTATTGCTCATCGTTTATCCTATATACTAAAGGTCACCGTGCCAGTACCAGCAGTGAAAGTTGTCACTTTATCTGATCCAACTGTTGCTGTGCTTGAGGTTAAACCAGAGCCAACCGTAAGAGTTTTGGTTGAAGGGTAACGAAGGATAACTACGCCTGATCCACCATCACCACCTGCATTTCCTGATCCGCCGCCACCGCCAGTACCTGTGTTAGCTGCGCCATCTGCACCTGCCACACCTGCGTTATAAGAGTATCCACCCTGTCCACCTGCTGCTCTTGTGACTGATGATCCCGTGATGCTTGAGGCTACCCCTACACCACCTGCGCCGCCGCCTGTCGTTCTGTCGCCACCAACGCCACCTGCTCCACCGCCACCTGCAGCAGGGAACGGATCGGCACTGTTACTTGCACCACCTCCACCATTATAACCCTGGTTTGATGTACCTGTACCTGAGACTGATGTTGCTTTGTACCCAGAGCCACCGCCTGATCCGCCATTTCCTGCATCAAGAGATTGGACACCGCCATACCCACCTCCGACTGAGGTAATATTCCCAAATACAGAATTGTTACCTGCTGATCCTATGGAATTTCCATTGTTGTTCGGCCCACCTGCGCCACCTGCACCAACAGTAAGAGTAAAGTCTGTATTTGCATTTATAATAGTACCAGATTCCGATGATCCCCCACCTCCAGATGTTTCTGAGTTGTAAGAGTTGCGATAGCCTCCTGCACCGCCACCCCCTGCGCCCGAATATCCACTTGGAGTACCTCCACCTCCACCACCGCCGCCTATAACGAGGTAATCTACGGTATAAGAATTTGCATGGTTCGCAGGAGTAATAGTCCCAGAGCCAGTAAAGGTGTAAACGTAAAAGCCTGATCGTGTGGTACTATCTAAGGTATATGTACCTGTTACTCCGCCTGCTGCTGCTGATAACGCAATGATTACAACACCATCATTACCGTCTGTAGCTGTAACTCCTGCTGCGTAATCTCCTCCAAGGCCACCGCCGCCTTTCGTGGTTTTACCTCCTAACCCATCCGACCCAACTGTGGTGTTGTATCCGTGTCCTGCACCACCTGCTGCGTAATATAGGTTGGTTCCTGTTATATTACTTTGTTTTCCATCACCACCAGAGCCGCCTACGGTATTTGTGGCATCTCCTCCTGCTGATCCTGCACCGCCGCCGCCACCGCCGCCAGTATTAGAAAACATAGCACCGCCAGTGTTGCCAAAACCTTTTCCGCTGTAACTATCCTGCGTGGATGACCCTGCGCCAGTTGAACCCGAAGCACGACCTTCGCCACCCCCTGATCCACCATTAGCAGGAGCAACACCCACCGCACCGCCGTAGCCACCCCCTTTGGCTGTGTATATAGTAGAGCCGCCTGAAATGCCAAAAGTAGTGTCGCCACCTGATGTGCCTACGTCATTGTTACTACCATCATTAGATTTACTGCCGCCTGATCCTACAGAAATACTGTAGGTCGTCCCTGCCGTATATGAATAGGCTGTATCAAGAACTAATCCACCTGCACCGCCACCAGCACCTGCAAGTTCTGATCCACCACCGCCAGCACCTACACCAAGAATTTCCATTTCGGTTGCAATTTTAAAGTCAACAAGGCGAGTTGCGGAATGGACTCCATCGGAAGCAGAAAGTCGAGCAGTAAACGAGCCAACGATTGAGGAGGTGTTAAACGTATACACACCTGTAGATTGGTTAATACTGGTAGAGGAACTTAATTGAGATGGTAGGGAATTAGTTGCCGTCTTGTACGCAATTCCATATGTAATATCAAAACCCTCTGGGTCTTGGGCTAACATCGTAACAGTTTCTGTTCCGTTGGCAGGTAACGATATTTCTGTGGTCGGCGGCTCAGTCAATATGACGGGGCTTTCGTTTGTACCGTCTGAAACAAGGTTTCCAAGATCACGAGATTTAGTCATTTAGCTGATCCTCTTTACTGTCACAGAACCGTTAAGTTGCTCTTCTGATGAGTAGTCAGAGGATTGGAACGGTACATTGGTAGAAGTGCCTGTAATCGTTTCGGGTTTTAAACTAAACGCATCTCCAACAACTGAATTATACTTGCTGTGGCCTGTGTTGATCCACCCTCCTGCCGCAGATGCAGGGCCGTCAGCAGATTCCCCAGTAGTAAAACCTCCAGCGGAGTTTCCTTTTTCATCAAAGCCACCTGAGCCGCCGCCAAAGCCGCCGTACCCTGCGGTGTCATTCGACCGAGTACCGCCTACTAAACCTTCGCTAAAAGTTTCTCCGTGTTGATAAGTAGAACCTGTTGTCGGGCTACTTCCCCAAAAACCGCCACCTACTGTATTTTGGGTAGAACCAGAACTTGGAACATAGCTATACCCCCAAGTTCCGTAATTACTAGCAGCTAGTTGTACAGGAGTAGTGGTTAAGCCAGTATGGGAATTACCACTAGGGTCAGTAACAGTTCGAGAGGTACTTATGATGGACGGATCATTACCTGCCCCGTCAGAGGTATCCCCTGAAGCCCCTGCGCCTACGAGAAGTGGAATAGCAGTAGTGTAATTAGAACCTAGTGCAACAAATGAGCCGCCACCTGCGCCGTTACAATGATCTCCTGTGTAGTCTGGAGCGCCTTGCCCGACAACAATAATTACCTGATCCCCTACCGACAAATTAAAACGTGCTGTTGCAATCTGCCCTCGGCCTCTGTGAAATTCTGGATTTGTGTCAGTTCCACCGCCTCCTGCACCTTTAGCGCTAATCTCATACACACCTTGGTAACCAACAGTCCATCTTTGGTATCCTTGTACTGGCACATCTACATAAGTTGAATACCCCCAGTTTGGGCCTCCATTGCTTGTACCAGATAGCCAACCCCGAACTTCGGCTTGACTTGGGCCAGTTCTATGTGCCGAAGAACCAGCCGAGTCGGTTATTGATCTACTGACCGAAAAAGGTAGAATTTGGTTCACCGCAAAAGGGTATAAGAAAGGAATATACCAAGCATCATCTTTTCGTGCAATATTTACATTGTTTAGGCTGTGTATCCCACTCGCACTTTCGGCAGTAGGTTTAGCAACTTTTCCTTTTATAGAAGAGTTGAACCTCATTAGCTTATTTCCTCATACGAACAAACAGCTTCAAGATCAGATGCCACTGAAGCAGTTAGCCGCAAGGCATCTCCTTCTTCTAAATAGACGGCTTTAGCTATAACGTCTAATGTTGCATCACTTGGAATAGATATGGTTTTAGCAAGATGGTAAGCAGTGCTTGAACGATAAATATCAACGCTAATTTCCGCAGTATTTGTACCGTCAACATTACTAACATATAAAGCGTTAACTTTTAAAACTTTGCCTGAACTAGCAGCATTTGTGACGATGGCTGTAGCTGATGTGCCTATTGCTTGTACCGCCGTTTTGCCAGTAATCGTAGCAACATCTACTATGTTTGGGGCTGTCATATTTTTATCCTCCGAAAACTATAGCCATAGCGATAGCCTTTCCTGTTGAAATTCCACCGCTAGAGGCAGAGGCAAACTCTAAAGCATTACCTGCGGAGTTAACTTGAACGACCTGACCTGCTGTACCTAAACTGCTAGGTGTGTCGGTAAGGTCAGTAAAAGCACTTGCGGCATCTGCTAACGCACCGTGTTCTACTAGCTCAACTTTATCATTCGTACTTAGAGCAGAGGTAAAGGTGATCGTAGTTCCACCAGTATTTGTCGTATAATCTGTACCGCTTAGAAGCTTGACCCCATTAACGTAAACGCCTTCTTTGCCTTGCGTATAGGCAGCAGTAAGGATTGTATTCCCAGTGTTAAATGGAGAAGACCCATTTGCTGTATGAATACTAGAGCTATAAGGAGAAGCAAAAGGAGCGCCGTATTCTACTACTTCTACTAAATCATTCAGAGTAGCCCCTGTGGCAAGGACTACAGATGTACCATTCGTTGCAGTGAAATCAGCAGCGCCTAGCTTAGAACCGTTAAGGAAGACTGCTATATTACCTGCGGCATAAGTGACAGTAAAAGTAGTCTGGTTAGCTGTAGCTGTGAACTCAGTTTCTTTTACTGGTTCAAGAGTACCACCAGAAGAGCTTGTTGAAGCAGGAGGTGTGTATGAGAATACTCCACTGGAGTTATTATAAGTTAACGCTCCAGAACCAGATGCTGAGTTTTGCGTAACCGATAGATCAGTTAAGCTAATAGCATCAGAAGCGTTAGCTAGTTTAACCCAGTTCCCACCATGCGCAAAATACATAGCTCCTTCACCGTGGACATGAGTAATGCGCCCGTGGTTATCAGACGCAGAAGGTAGATCGCTTGTAGAGCTATAGACTTGAACAAACTGTAGATCGTCTGCAACTGGCGCTATAAAGACTTTAGAGTTAGTCGTTACAGCTATAGCATTGTTAGAGTTTGATGAGCTAGTTACAGATCGAGTAAGAGTAGTCCCACTGTGAGTGTAAGTACCTGTACCAATTTCCCAAGTGTTACCTTCCTCAATGACATAGCGAATTGTCTCGCCATCCAGAGAAGAAGGAACAGCTTGATACCCTGCTTCAGCAGAGCCAAGGGTCAATGTGGTAGCGGAACCTGCATTAGCTGCAGTGGTATTACCTACCTTTACCCGATCAGCAAATTTAGCCATTTAGTCTAACCTCGTATAACTTATGCAGG